AAGTATACTTAATTAATAAAATATGAGCAATCAGAAACAAAACTTAAGTAATGTTCAGAAAGCTGTACGTAGACTTAGTGGTATTATCACCAGAAATGGTGGTAGCGGATTCATAAATTGACTGTTAAAGGTCAATTTTGTGGTCCGTGGAGGTAATACTTCTGCTTTAGCGCGTTCTGCTGTCGTAGCCGTTCGTACTTTTCATCGGATTTACCGAAAGCAAGGGACACGTGGGCTGATTCTTTTTACGAAGAATAGCTACGTGCTCCTTATGCAAGCGGTAGCCGGAACTCCAGGATCCAGTTGGTTACTGGGCCATGGAGTGAAGATGGATCGGACTGGTATACCAGTTAGTATACCAAGACAGCATAGAGATCTAATACGGAGAGGTAATACTACCATAATACGGATATGACTATCGTGGTTTTCTATTTATAGAATACTTACGGTTGATTCTCCGCTAAAATTGGGAACAATTACCAAACCCGGGATTCCTATTCATGTAAATGATTGGAAAGAGATTTTTCAAGCAATTGATCAATTTCTGGTGAAATCACTTAAAGTGAAATCACCTCCTAAGTTAGATTTCGGAGGTTTCTTACCTCTGAACAAGTCCACACCTTCTATTAAGATGGGTAAAGACAAAGTATCCTGGTCGCCCCTCGGAATTACAACCGGGGCAGCGGCCTTGATATCAAATGGTCCCTTAGCTGCTTTTGAAATTTTCCTGACTTTACATAATGACCAGACGTTAAAGCGTCTGTGGGATTATGTAAAACCCTCAGTGTCTAAAGATAATGATTTAGCCTGTGGTAAGTTAGGATTTAAAGTAGAAGCAGCAGGTAAGGTGAGAGTATTTGCGATGGTTGAGTGTTGAACGCAATGGGCATTATCACCCTTGCACGATGCACTCTTCCGATTACTCGCAAAACTACCATCGGATGGTACTTTTGATCAACTTGCTCCTATTAAACGGTTAATAGATGCAGGGAACACCAAATTTTGGTGTTATGATCTATCAGCAGCTACTGATAGGTTACCAGTAGACCTTCAAGCATGTATCCTAAACGAGATGTTTAAATCTACGTTAGGGTTTACATGGAAGGCTTTATTAGTTGATCGAGACTATGTCCTACCCGAGAAATTATCGAAAGGTATAATCCCACCAAGGATATATCCTCACTCGGTTAATTACGAGGTTGGACAACCGATGGGAGCATTGTCCTCATGGGCAATGCTTGCGATTACACATCACTTTATAATCCATTGGGCAGCATACAGGAGAGGATTCCCTTGGGGAACCTTCTGAGATTATGCGGTTCTAGGAGATGACGGAGTTATTTGTAACGGGGACGTTGCGAATGAGTATCTGAGACTGATGACATTGATCGGTGTAGAAATCGGAGTGCATAAATCTCTTGTCTCCCGTAAAGGAGTACTTGAGTTTGCAAAACGATTCTACGTGCGGAAAAATGATTGTAGCCCCATCCCTTTTAAAGAGATGGTCGCTGCTTTAGTTAACTTTGAAAGTTCTACTGAATTCATACGAAAATATGAACTAGGTTTTGCTTCCATTGCTGGCTTCTTAGGTTTAGGGTACAAAGTTCGTGGACACCTGTCTGCATCTTTCTCTGATCTGAACCGAAAACTTGCTACTATAGGTATTTGGAGGTTAAGCCCGTGAGGGCCTACGCCTCTGAATGTGTCTAGTTGGTTAAGAATAGACTCGCTTAGACCGAGAAAGGAAGATATCGTAGGAGACTACAATATCACCCCTGCTCAGTCTGAGCCGCTAATGAAGTTCCTTAATCAGGAACGACTAAGGCTAAAATCTTTCTTAAGTGACTTAGACAACCTAGAACGCAGACGGAAGATCGATCTTGTGAAAGAGCTTAAAGTTGTAGCATTGAAGTTTAGCACCTTCTCTAATACACCTCTAAAGCTTTATTCCACTTTTGAGATTATTCTCTCTGATTATTTCAGACGTCGTATTCCAATAGTAAGAGGAGATGCATTATCTCTCTTAACCTATCTTGATAGGTTACCGTTAGTCAGTATTCTACCTGACTACCTGCTTACGAACTGGATGCGATCGAAACTGGAATTACCAGAAGTGAGACTTCCTGAACAGATCGGAACAAAAAGGAAATTGGATAAGAAACCAACTCCTTTATTGGCCGCCCGTCTTTACCGTCTTACAAGAGGCAATAAACAGAAGTAGTAAACTTCAGACTTTGGATCTACTGAAAAGGTAGTACTAAAGTCAAAATATTTACGTGCATCTGAGCATTACCTCGCGAATAAATTCCCGAAAGGGAAGGGGTTTCGCGAGTATGAAGGACCC